TGTGGTTTTGAAAAATTAGTTGACATAAGATATTGTGATAAACCTATGTACTGGTCTACTGATACTAATAGATATAAATATCAATGTACTGATTGTAAAATACCAGATGATTATAATTGTTGTGATAGCAATCATACATTTTATATTAATGATAGTTATGTAATATCTAATATAAAATGTGATGAAACTAATAAAGTAATAATAACATATTTAGGAATCCCTACAGATTCTGAGGGATATCCTTTAATACCAGATGATGTATATTACATGAAAGCTTTAACAGCTTATATAACATATATGTTAGATAGACAAGAATGGAGAAAGGGTAAAATACCAGATAAGGTCTATAATGATTCAGAAAGAGATTGGTTATTTTATGTTAATTCTGCAAGAGGTTCTGCAAATATGCCTAATATAGCACAGTTAGAAAATCTTAAAAATACACTAAGAAGATTATTACCAATTCCAAATGATTATAAATCAGGATTCAGAAGATTCAACAAAACTGAAAATTTAAGAAAAGATGGAAGATATTAAAATATTCTCAAAAGGGCTTAATAGTGATTTATCACCTGTATTTCAACAAGAAAATACTTATACAGATGCTTTAAATATAGAATTAATAAATGATGAGAATCAAGGATCTATTGCTATAAGTAATTCTAAAGGTAATCAACTACAAATAAGTCTAAGTAATACTGATTCAATAAAGAAAATTACTTTAAATAGTACAGGATTTGTTAATATTTCAATAGATTTTCAATCAGGTGCAGGAATAGTTGCTAATAATATAAAAGATTTATATGACTATATAATAAATGATCCTACATATACATTTTTAAATGAGAGATATAGAATATATTATTCAAATGAGAGTCTATATATTTATTCTTTAAATATATTTACAACAATTGTTAGTGTTACAGGAGCTGGTTTAGTATTAGAGACTAATTATATTCCAGCACAATCCAATATAAAAGTAATTGGATATGGTATAATAAGAGATAATATCTATCTATTTGCTACTGCAAATACTTCAATTGATCCTAAAACTACTAATGATGGATATGGTTTTATATATAAAATATCATATAATAATATTACATTTAATCCATCAGATACAACATATGAAATAATCTATGCCGCTAATTTAAGTTTTACTACATATTATAATATTCCTCAAACAGGAGTTATTGGAAGATATGAAAATGAATTAATACAAAGATTATATTGGACAGACAATTATAATAGATTAAGATCAATAAATGTTGCAGATCCTCAGATAGGAGCTTTGGATATATCATTAATTGATGTTACACCATCTGTTGCTATGGATATTCCAATATTAAAAAATATAACTTCAGCTCAAGGTACTGCAGAGATTGAAATAGGATGTTACCAATTAGCTTATAAACTTTCAAATACAAGTGGAAGTACAACTCAATTTTCAATTCCTAGTAATCCTGTATTTGTTGTAAATGCTCCTGAAGAGAATCAAAATACTATAACAAATTGGAAAGACTATCATGGGGATGTTAGAGGCACAAAAACAACTAAAAGAATAACTTGGAAAATAAATACATTAGATAGGAATTTTGAAAGGATTGAGGCAGTAGTATTATTTAGAGATTCTAAAAATTCAGTACCAACTATAACTTCTTTTTTTAATTCTATTGTTAATTCAGATTCAATAGAAATTACATTAGATGGTAATATATTAGAATCTAATAATACTACAGTTGTAACTTTAGATGAGTTTAATTCACTGGCAGCTTTGTTTACAAATTGTAAAACAATTGGAACTAAAGATAATAGATTATTACTTGGAAATGTTAGAAATGAATTAAATGAAATATCTGATTTAGAATATGATTCAAGAGCATATAGATTTTCAGCATTAAACAGTTTTAAATTAATAGATAATAAGGGATTAGGTGTAGTAACATATACAGCACCAGGAGATTACACAAACATAAAAGATACATCAGATGCTATTAATCCGTTTAATCTACTAGATACAGATCCACAGTATAATAATACTGTTAAATATAAAGCTGATGGTACAACTATTGGTGGAGAGGGGCCTAATATATCTTATGAGTTTATTTCAATGGCTGTAAAAGCTGATGATAATTGTAATCTTTCTGATCCACAACCTCTACCATTATTTTCTACATCTCCTAGTAATGTAACTGATAGGTTATCATTAAATGTATATTCCAGAGATAAAAATAATATAGATATCTTACAAGAATATACTAATAATTTTCCTACAAAAATAAATGATGGTACTAAATATCCTCAAATGAACTCAGTACTTTGGGGTTATCAAAATAATGAAATTTATAGATTTGGTATTCAGTTTTATGATAAACAAAAAAATCCATATACAGTTAAATGGATTGCTGATATTAAATTTCCTGATTACTTTGATACATGTTTAGAAACAAATGTCATAAAAGAAGATAATACTCCTGTTGGTGCATTGCAAGATCATAGAATAGTTTTTACTCCTGGAGTAAATTCTGCAACATATACTATGCAGTTAGGTATAAGATTTAAAGTTAAAATTCCAGCGAATTTAACTAAGAAAATTAGTGGTTATTCTATAGTTAGACTTAAAAGAGAAGAAAATGATAAAACAGTTATAGCTGAAGGAATTATCTCAAACAAAATGAAAGATAATGGTGGTGGATCTTATGGACTTTTAACAGGATCTTTGAATTATAATTCAGTTAATACTAGTAATAATAGATTACAGTTCATAACTCCTAATATGTTAGATTCTAGTCTAGCACAACCTTCATCTGGAATGAAATTAATAATTTCTACTGTTTTAAATTCATCAAACAGTAATACTGTTGTTGATATAGTAGGTGGAAATGGTCCTAATAAAAACTTTATCTATAAATTGTTTGATCATTTGAATGGCTCCTCTGTAGGAGTACTTCCATATAAAGCCAATATAGCTTATAGTAATTTAATGGGGTTAAATGGGGTAATTACTTATCAATCAGAAACATACAATAATAAGATATCAGATGGTAGTAATAATGGTAATCCAGCGTATTTACTTATTGTTGATGGTGTTGGAATTTCTACTAATACTCTGTCAGCTACTCAAAAATTATTAGCTTATATTTATAATCCAATTATTAATCAATATAATGGTAATACGTATGTAAATAGAGGAGATAATGAATACATTTTGTGTAATCATTATAGATCAATCAAAACAAGTTTAACTGATTATAATGATAATTTTATTTTGTTTAGTGGAGATGTTATAAATGGAATTATGGATGAAGAGAGAGTATCTAAGAATTATAGTAATATATCTGCTAATTCTACAACATTTCTATATCCATCAAAATCTCCAGTAAATAGAGAATTAAGACATGGTAGACACCCCAATGTATCATTGACAGATATATCAACAACTAATCAAGAAAGAACAGATTATTTCTATAATACTGTTTATTCTACTCAAAATGATATAGTAAAATTATATCCTAAACCTGCTGATTTTATTTCAATTGCTAATTATGATAATAGATTTTATATATCTGAAATTAAAATAAACGGGGAATTAAATGATTCATGGTCTTCATTTAAAGCCAATAACTATTGGGATGTTGATGGAACATTAGGACCTATAAATTCATGTTTATTATTAGGAGATAAAATGTATTTTTGGCAAGATAGAGCTTTTGGTATTATAGAAATTAATCCTAGAGTATTAATAAATGATGAAAGCTCTACAGCAAATTCTCAAATATCAACAGGAACTGGTTTACCATTACAAAGACATAATTATATTTCTACAGTAGTCGGAACTAAACATCAAGGATCTACTATTTCATCATCTAATAAGTTATTTTGGTTTGATAGTAATACTAAGAAAATATATACTTTTGATACAAATGGTACAACTCCATTCTCTGATATGGGAGGATTATATTCATATTTAAATAAGAATATAACAGGTAATATATTAAACATAGATAAACCAACTTATGATTCATTAGGTATAAATGGAATTGGAAATAATGGAATAGTTGCTACTTATGATTATAAAAGACATAAGGCAATATTTACATTTCATTCAGGAGTTAACAATTCTGGTACAATAAATCAAAAATCATTTACAATAGCTATAAATGAATTATTGAACTGTTTTACTACTAGATATTCATTTACTCCTAAAATTTATATAAATGATTATAGAGTAGTAATTTCTACAGATAATACTGATCCTAATGGAGGATTATTATCTAATTTATATATACATGATATTGGTAATTATGGGGAATATTATAATACAATTTACCCTAGTTATTTAAAATTTATAGTAAATAAGAATCCTCAATATACTAAAGTATTTGATAATATTAAATATAACTCAGAAGCAAGAGAATATAATTCAGTAGGTAATTATTATATAAATCATAATGATGATACTTGGGATTCAATAAGAATAACAAATAACTATCAAAACACTGATACTCATCTATTAACAGCTATTGCTAAAAGAAAAGAAAGAACTTGGCAATTAGCTATTCCTAGAAATAGAGTATTATATACCACATCTAATTCTCCAGATATTTATAGTGATTTATCAATAGGAGATAAAGAATTTGGAGAAAGAATTAGAGATAAATATATTCAAGTGGAATTAACATACAGTAATCAAACAAATAGAGAATTAATAACTAATAATTTTACAACTATTTTTAGACAATCTATAAGATAAAAAATTATAGTATATAAATATATATTATATATATCAAAAATAAGTTGTATAATTGGGTAAAATTTAGTATATTAGTACATAGACATCCTCTATACTATAATAAAATAAATTATAATGAAAAAAAGAAATAAGAAATTACCAAAATATAGGTATGGTTATAAAAAACCAATAGCTCCAGCAGCTATACAAAAAGATCCTAATTATACATTAGATGATACTGTTGAACCTCAAAGAGTATATGATAATAGATTACAAAATCAACTTATTCAAGATCAGAGAAATAACTCAAATAATCAATTAATTAATCAAACTGTATCTGGAGCAGCTAATGCTATATCTCAAACAGGTGGTAATTTAGGAAGTGTTGGTAAAGGAATGGGATGGTTAGGTTTAGCTACAGCAGCAGAAGGAGTTGCTAAATCTTTTATACCTAAAGATGAAGAAGGAAATTATAAAACTAATACTGGTAAGGCAGCTAATGAGATTATAACTCCAGATCATGAACAAATGTTAAATGATATTCAAAATAAGAATTATGGTTTAGCATTATTTGATTCAACAGGTTTAGGTAAATTTGCTAGAGCAACTAGTTTTCTAACTGGTAATTCTAATAAAACAACAGGTAATTGGGGTAAATTTAATAAGTTAGTAGGAGTTCCCCAAGAATTACAAACTGAAGAAGTAAAACCGGAAGAATTTTTTGATAAAGATTATAGACAAGATGCTGTTTGGCAAAAATTAAATAATTATCAACAATATGCAATGGGTGGACAATCTAATAATCCAAATGCTGAAGTAGAAGGTGATGAATTAATGAGATATCCTGATGGATCAACTCAATTAATGAATGGACCATCTCATGAGAATGGTGGAATTCCTGTAAATATTCCTCAAGGAACAGAGATATTTTCTGATAGACTGAAACTACCAGGATCTAAACAAACTATTGCTGAAGAGGCTAAAAAGTATGCTACAGACAAAGAAGATAAGATATTATCTAATAAGAAATCTACTTCCATTGCAAAAAACACAGCTAAATTAAGTTCTCAATTTAAACAGCAAAAATTAGATGAATTATTTAATGCTCAAGAAGCATTTAAACAAGCTAAATTAGCTAAATATGCTAATAAGTTAGGAGTTAGTTTACCAAATTCACAATTTAAAATGGGAGGTAGAAAGATGTATGCTAATGGTGGTGTAAATTTATCTAAATATCCTAATGGAAATAGTAGAAATTTTTTAGATCCTTATAAACCTGTTTTTAATCAAGTGACATATCCTGGACAACCTTATAACCCTTATCAAAAAAGTTTAGCACCTTGGAGTGTTAATACAAGTCAAGATACAAATTTAATTTCACAACCTTTATATGGAAATAGTACTGTAAATATAGAGGATAATCCAATGCAAGACCCTTATAATTCTATGAGAAATAGAAATATATATGAAGGTATTGGTAATGGATTAGTTCAGAATGTAGGTAATTTTTATGATTTGTATCAAACTAATATGGGTAGAAAATATGATATAGAAGATTATGGTTCAGTTAATCCTAGATACTATAATCCAAAAACAATATCTGCTACTGAATCTTTAAGAGATGCTGATAGACAAGCAGCAGCTTCTAGATATGCATTAAGAAATGCTGTAGGAGGTAATACTGGAGCTTATCTAGCTAATTTAGCAGCTACCCAAACAGCTAATACATTGAATAAAGCTAAAATTAGAGAATCAACTAATAATACAAATATTAATATATTAAATCAAGCTGATTTAACTAATACTAATATTAGAAATGATGCTGAGAGATATAATTTAGATCTTAAATATAGAGCTAAAGTTGATACTTCTATGAATAAAGCTAGATCAGAAGATATAGCAAGACAAGCAGTTAGAGGAATTGGAGAGAACTTATCAGGATCTTATAAAGATTATAATCTAGGAGAACAAGATCAAAAGAAATTAGCACTAATTAATCAGGTATTCCCTAATTATAAGTTCAATGAAAAAAACTTTGAATTCTATTATAGATCAGCTAAACAAGCAAATAAACCTAAAAAGGAAGAAGAATAATGGGACATATATATAAAATAGTAAATTTAGTAAATAATAAAATATACATTGGATCTGCTGTAAATTTTTCAAAAAGAAAAATTCATCATATTTGTAGACTAAATAAGAATAAACATGCAAATAGGCATTTACAAAGAGCTTGGAATAAATATAAAGATTTTGAGTTTGTTTTATTAGAGGAAGTCAACAATTGTGATTTAATTAAAAGAGAGCAATATTATATCGATACTTTAAATCCTTTTTACAATATAAAGAGAATAGCAGATTCATGTTTAGGGACTAAGAGAACTAAAAAAACATGTAGAAAAATAAGTAAAGCTTTAACTGGTAAAAAACTTTCTCAAGCGCATAAAGACGCTATTTCTAAACCAATATTACAACTAGATAAAAATTTAACCATAATTAAAAAATATAAATCCACTACAGAGGCTAGTCAGATACTAAATATTTCTAGAAGAGCTATTGGTAATTGTTTAAAAAAAAGAACAATAACTTCTGCTGGATTTAAATGGATTTATGAAAAGGAGGTAACAATTGGCAAATAGATTTAACACCCTCTTACCATCACAAAAATATATAAGTACTTATGCACCTATTCCATTTGATGAGATATTAAAAGTAGGAGCTTTACAGCAACAAAGACAAGATGAAGCTGAAGAAGATAGGATGAAATTATTAGGTAAATCTTGGAATAGATTGCCTGGTGATACTCAAAGATCAAAAGAACTTCAAAATGAGATTAATAGTAAATTAGCTCAATTTGCAGATAAAAACTTTAATGATCCTAATGTAAAAAATGAATGGTATAAAACTAAACTTGATTTAGCTAAACAGTTTTCACCTAATGGAGAAATTGGAGCTCAACAAGCTAATTATGATGCTTATAAAGCCTATGAAAAAAATATACTATCCAAATCTGAAGAACTAGGATGGTCTACTCAACAAATACAACAACATCTAAATCAAGCTAAAAACTCTTTTATGACTAGAGGAAAATCTGGAGATTTAAATTATTTTCAAGGTAGTGGATTAGCTACTAGAGTAGATACTACTAAATGGTTAGCTGATAATCTTAAAAATGTAGCTGATGAAACTGGAATTACACAATTAAAGAAATATGGTAGTTTAAATGAAGTTACAGATGCTTTTGTTAAAGGTGAAATAAATCATAAAGACTATAATAAAATTATAAATTCTTTATCTAAATTAGCTAAAGGAGATCAAGAATTAATGAATTCTTTAGAACAAGAAGGATTATTCTCTGGTCAACAAGGAAGATCTAAATTTATAAAAGGAGTAGATGAAGATGGTAATGTACAATTAGATCCATCTAATCCATTTGCATTACAATTATCTGGTCTAGCAGAAGGAGCACAATATCAAAAATTAAAACAAGAATATATAACTGCTAAAGATCCAATAAAAGAGTATATAGCTAAGAAAGCATTTGATGAAGCTGAGTTTCAAAAACAAATGCAATGGACTATTCTAAGAATTCCAACAGATCCTAATAACCCTACCAATAATGATGCTGGAGTTAATTTAGCTCTAAAATCATCTGGAAGTATAATTGGAAACAACTGGAACCTTGTAGGTGGACATTTACAAATGATAGATCCTAATGCAACTTCAACATTTAACATAAATGGAAAATTATATACATACGAAGATTTAGCTAATCAAGGTAAAAATCTACCTGAAGGTTATAGAGTTGCTACCAAGTCTACAGGAACAGGTATTGAATTATTTATAAAAGGACCTAAAGGTGAAGAAATTAAACCTAGCAAAAAAACTAATTTAGCAGAACAGCAATTTAAAGCTTTTCAAGAATTAATAACAGTAGGTAATAGATTAGGACTTAATACTTCAAATAGAGAAGATTTGATAAAAGGAGTTGAGGATTATTACAAGAATGCTAATAACTTCCAAATGAATTTTACTAGATTTGATGAAGGAACTACAGATGCATTATCTAAAGCATTTGGGGTAACTACTAAAACAAATAGTGATGGTGAACAAGAGATAGTAAATCCTGGTCAATTAGCATTCAGTACAATTAAATCACCTAGTGGACAACCATTAACAGGTAAAGATTTAATAGCTCAAAAAACTGAAATATTATCAGGAGCTAAATTATTAGGACCAGCACAAAGCTTAACTAATTCAAATTTTGAAGCTGGAGATATGTACATTCAAGCTAAAAATGGTAATGTATATTTAATGAATTCTAATAATAAATCATTAAATGATAGATTAACACCATCTACTAATCTAGTTAAATCTATAGATAAATATGTTAATACAGGTGAAAGAAGTATGTCTAAAGAAGAAACTAGTAAATTAGATAGTTTGTATCCAGGAACACAATTTGCTGGAATGGAAAAAGATACACAAGGTAATATTTACTATTCATTTATTAAATCTATAAAAGACGAAAAAAGTGGAGAAATAAAGTCTATACCTGGAGTTTTAAGAGTAGATACTCAAGGTAATCCTAATTTTTTAGAGTTAGATGAAGCTTCTAAAATGCTATCACAAGATTATGTACAGGATATATTACCTTCATATAATACTAAAAACTTTGATAGATTTACTAAAACAAATCAATTTGATACTGAAGAATAATGCCAGATAATAAAGATAAAAAAAAGGAATCAGAAAGCACAAATCATCCATTAGATTTATTAAAGAAAAGAATTGATTCTGGAGAAGATTTCTCTGGACTTAAATCTGATTTTTCTAGTTTAAGACAACCAGGTTATTCAACTAGTCAATTCATGAATGATTTTGGTCAATCTAAATATGATGAACCATTAACAGAACAATATTTTAAGAAATATGTAGGTTCTGATAATTTAGGTTATCAAGAACAAAGAGCTCAAAATCAATCTGGTTTAGCTAAAGTTGGAGCTGGATTAGGTAATGCTGTAGTTACTGTTGGTCTTGATATATTTAAAGATGCTTCTTATTTATTAGATTACAGAAATTATACTAATTTTAAAGAACAAGCTGAGAATGGATTTCATAATGATCTTGCAGATATGATTCAAGGACTGGAAGATAAATTAAAACTTCCAGTGTATAGAACTGAAGAATCTAAAGGTTTTAGTCCTACATCAGCTGGATGGTGGGGAGATAATTTACCATCAATGGCTAATGGAATTGCTATGGCTTTTCCAGCTGAATTTGCAGTAGCTGGTTTAGGTAAATTAGGTGGTATATTAGGTGGAAGTAAAGTAATTAAAGGTTTAGAAGCATTATCTGGTATAGAAGGTATGTCAGGTAAAATTAAAGGAGTTACAGCTGCAGTAGTATCTAGACAAATGGAAGCTATTATGGAAGGTGGACAAACTTATGAAGACACTTATCAAACAGCTTTAAAAAAATTACAAGATAGTGGTGATCCAAATGCTGAACAAAAAGCTAAACAAATAGCAGGAGAAGCAGCAGCTAAGAATTATAAATTAAATTGGGCTGCAATAGTTCAAGATATTCCTCAATATATGATATTACATAAGACTTTTAAAGAAGCTAATAAGCTATTCTCTTTAGAAGCTGCTAAAGAAATTGGAAAAACTGCTTTAGGTGAGGGTGTTGAAGAATCTTATCAATTTATGACTGATAAAGAAGCTAAAAGATCAGCTTTAATTAATGGTAAAGTTTTAAAAGATGATAATAGCTCATTAGCAGACAGATTAATAGATTATTCTAAAGATGGAGATTTATGGACTTCAGCATTTTTTGGTGCTATAGGAGGAGCTGGATTTGGTGCTGCAGGTGTTCAAAATAACTATAAAAATCAACAAAAATTTGATAATGTACTACAAGCTCACCAAGCAATATTAAAAGGAGATAAAGAAGGTTATAATAGAGCTCAAGATAATATATTAAACTCAACAATAATTGATAAAGTTGATAATGATATTAAAAGTGGTTCTAATACTCAATTAGAACAATTTAAACAAGGATTAGAATATATTAAATCTAATCCTGAGAGAATTAAAGATGAAGATAGAGTAGAGACTATAACTAAATTAAATGAGGCTATAGCTCAAACAGAATATGCTCAAACTCTTCAACAAGAAATAACAAATGATAATTCTATTGAACCAGAACTTAAAAAATTAACATTTGCTACTAGATTAGAACAAAGATCAATTGAGAATAGATTATCTCAAGTTAATAACAAATTATCAGCTCTATCTAGTAAAGATGCTGTTAATTTAGGATTTTCAGCTGATATTCAAGCTTATAAAGCAGCTAAATTAAAATATGAAGCTATAAGTCAAATTCCTGCATTATCTAAAGAGGCTGAAGAATTAGGTAAGAATTTAGAAAATGTTAAAGAAAGAATAGCTTCTGATGAAAATTATAATTTCAAATCTTTTGATGAATTAGATAAATTTATTTTATCTTCAAATGATAAAGAATTAACTAATCTATATTATAATCAAGCTAAAGAACAAGCTAATTTAAAAGATGTAAAAGATTTATTATATTCTAATTCTACTCCAGAAGGAAAAAAAGAGTTAAAAGATAGAATAATTAAAGCTAAACAGACTGAACAAGATATAAATACTCTATTAGAATCAATTAAAAATGCTACTAATGAGAAAGATCTTAATAGTTTATTAAAAGAAGCTGATAACAAGAATATTTCTACTCCAGAAATTATAGATCAGATAGCTAAAAAGAGACAACAAATAATAAATAATAGAGCTCAACAAGATTTAATAAGTAAATTAGATCCTGTAGAAGATTCTACTATAGATACTCCTACTACAATTGATGAGAGTAATGTTAATACTATCAATCCAATAGAAGATGGTTCTAAAAAGTCTAAACATTATAATAAAACTAATAATGGACGGGACAATGATACTAAAGAATCAGTATCAAGAGCTTTTAGATATAATGAGAGTTTATTAACAGGTAAAGTAAATATTACTGATAAGAGATTAAAAGTAGTTACAAAAGCTAATAATCCTGAACTATACAATAGAATACTTTTAGAAGATCCTCAAAATAAACAATTTGAAGATAATTATAAAAAGAAAGAAGGTAAAGATTATGAAGGATTATATGTAGTTGTAACTGATTCTAACAATCAACCAGTTTTAGTAGATAATAAACTTGTTTTTAGCACATTAGAGACAGCTCAAAGAGTAATTGATGGTTCTATATTACCAGAGGATAAACAAGCTGCTATAACTAATTTAAATGATCTTAGAAGTAGTTTATTAGTTTCTAAAGATTCTAATGCATATTTACAGCCTATAGCTACATCTAAAGGTATTCCTGAATATTTACCTAAAGTAGGTAATAAAAGACAATCTATACCTGTTATACAATCATTTGGTCCTATAGATCAATTAGAATTAGAGGTTCCAACTTTACAAGCTGGAGATAAACCTGGTATGGCTTATCTATCAAAAAATAAACAAATTGCCCTTACAGGTAAATTATATGTTTATGATAAAGCTAATACTGCTTTTGATTTAATTCCTAGAAATGTAAATGAATTAGAAACTGATATGATTATTAATTTAACATATCAGAAATTAGGATTAATTCCTAAAACTACAGCTAATCCAGTAAAAGAGATAGAAAAAATAATATCAACATTAATTCCTAAAGATGGAGCTGATGAATTTACTTATGGCTTTAAAGATAATAATTTATATGTTGGAAATTCTAATATATTTACTTTAAAAGATTTACAAGAAAGATCTCTGGAGGAGCTTCAAGAAATATATGATTTTATCAAATCTTTCTTAACATCTATTAAATATGTAAATGTTAATATTAATAAGAAAAATGGATATGAATTAGAATCTAAATTTATAGGTCCTACAATAGATGATAAACAACCAGGTAAACAATATGATTCTTACAAAGAATATTTATTAGAAGGAAGTTCTCCTATGTTTGGAACTGATTTAGCTCCTTCTACAGGTGTTCAATATAGAAATGTTTACTTAATATATGAAACTGATGAGAATGGTAAACCAGTTATAAAAACTGATAATATAGGACAAACTAATGAATTAACAGATTCTAATGGTAATATTATAGCTACAGTAGATATAGAATCTATATTAAATGAAGAACCTAAATCTAATAAAAGAAGAGATTACTATGGAAATAATACATCTAATTCTGAATCATTAGATAGATCTTCTAAAATTAAAGAATCTAAACCATTATCTGAATCTGAAATTAAATGGTTTAAATCTAGATTTCCTAATATACCAATAGAAAGAGTTAAAGGTTTAATAGAAAATAAAGCATTTGGTAGATTTATATCAAGTGGTAAAGTCCTATTGTCTAATTTAGCACCTAAAAATACTCTAAGACACGAAGCTTTTCATACTGTAACTCAGTTATATCTAACTCAGAATGAGATAGCTATGTTATATAAAGAAGTAAAATCAAAGATTGGAGATATGACTGATTTAGAAGCTGAGGAAATTCTAGGTGAGGATTTTGCTAATTATAAAGATAATCAGACTATACTTTCTAATCGACCTAAAAGAAACTCTCTATTTAGAAAGATATTAGACTTCATTAGAGCTCTTATAGGACTTCCAGCTAAATCAATTGAGGAAATATACAACAGAATAGATAAAGGTTATTATACAGGAAGAAAACTAGAGAATATTAAACAATTTACATCATTAGATTCTCTACCAGGATTAACAGTAACTCAAACTAAAGAGTTATATGATTCTATGGATGCTATGTTTTCAGATATTATTTTTAAAGATAATAAAACTCCTTCACAAGCTCTATCTAAAACAGATAAAGTATTAGAGTTCATATATAAAAGATTAATAACTAAAGAAGAGCAAGTTATAGCTTCTAATGATCAACAATTGATAAAAGTATATGATAATATCTTATCTAATTGGGGAGATGTTATTAAAGGTTGGAAAGAAAGAATGATTTCTTTAGGAATTCCTATTGAAGATACTAAAGAATCTGAATTAGAATATAATCTAGATAATGAAGAAATATCTGATGAAGAATATACAGAAGAACATAATATAAGATCAGGAGAGGCTTATAAAGAAGCTAATGAAGTATCTACTAAGAAAACTATGTTTACTAGTTCTAAGCTTTTAATTAGAACTTTAAAACAAAAGAATTTAGATGGCTCTGATAAGTTAAACTCATTAGGATTAGCTCAAACAGTAGAATTTGCTCCAACTTATAATTATATATTAAAACAAACAGTAGGATTATCAGAATATAATGATATTTATAATAAATTAGTAGAACTTTCTAAATCTAGACCAGAATTAGTAGATTTAACTCTAAGATTAAAAGAACCTTCTGATTCTTTACCTTTAGAACAAATTATATTACAAAGACAATTTAGACAAGACTTTTCTAAGAACTTGTCTGATATTTATATTACTTCTATTCAATCAGATGGGACTATATTACAAGTTAATTCTATTAAACAAAATATACAAGAAAGAGTAAGAGATAAATGGAAATCTAACATTAAATTACTATCTAAACCTAATAATGAAGGTAAATTAATTGTATCACCTAAACAAACTAAAGATGATATAGAGTTTTTAAAATCTATAGGAATTGAATTTTCTAAAGAAAGTTTACCTTTAACTAAGTCTAATAAAGAATTTACAGATGCTGTAACATTAATTAGAAATTATATAAGAGAGAATAATGGAGATATAACTAAATTATATAATAATGATGATATAAATGGTAGAATTAATTATTTAACAGAATTAGAAGCACAGAATAATACTTCTGTAATGGAATTATCTGTATTATCAACAACTAATAAAACTATATATCCAGTAAGTAATAATAATGGATTATCTATTATTAAAAATATTATTAATAATTCTAAAACTTTAGAAGATTTATATAAAGCTTTACCACATCTTAATACTGTTAGTGCTGAAAATTCAGTTTGGTTATCTAAACTATTTGATAATAATGGGATTGAGATAAAAAATAAATCTTTACAGTTAGGTCTTGCAGATGGTGTTACTAGTGAAGATACATCTAATTCCACAGCTAAATTAGGATCTACTGATAAGTTTATACAAGAAATAGATCAATTATTAAAATATGGTAATTCTTCAGTTATTAGAACATCTGATAAAGCCAGTGAACATATTATAGGATTAGGTGAATTAATCATTCCTATAGAAGATTTGGCTATAGATCCAAATGCTAAAGATGTAACAGGATTTAATAATGAAAAGATTAAGTCCATCTTTAGAGGATATTTTAAATCAGAGTTAAAAAGAATAGCTTTATATGAACTATATGATGTTGGTAAAAATATAGATGAATATTCTAAAATAGGTGGTGAATTAACTATATTTTCTTCTTTCCCTAATATTTCAGAAGTTAAAGAAAAGATAACAGATACTTTAAAACAAATTAGAGTATCAGTAGACAATGGTATGTCTAATCAGCAAGTAGATAATTTAATAGAATCTTTATATAATTCTCTAGTTCCTAATATAGAGAATTCTACTTATGAGTTTTTAACTAAATATACAGGAGAATTAACAGCAAGATTAACTGATTATAGAGCTATAGAAGCTATTAGTAAAGATTTAAAAGCTAAGTATCCATTAGATCAACTGATGAGAACTGTAGCTGTTAATGACTTTATTAATAAAACAGAACAAACTAAATTAATGTTTGGGGATATGGCTTTCTATAAAGCTTTATTTAAAAGAACATCTTCATTATCAGGTACTAAAGAGACAGCTGCAACAGATGAAGAATTAAATAGATGGTTAAATAAAAATAATAAGAGATTAGATGGTAAAATAGCTAATGGTAAGGTCAATGTATCTATATTTGAAGATGTTACACAATCTAAACAAGATTTAGGAGAATATAAAAAATCTCTAATGTCTTCAGGATTTTCTGAATCTGAAGCTGCAACTTTATTAAAACCATATAGTAAAATGGTTGAAGCTGATGCTTTCGGAGGAATCACATTAGATGAATTTAGAGAGTTTAAGATAAGATTAGGTCAATGGTCCACTCAATTAGAGAAAGTATGGGAAAAAGCTCAAAAATATGATAAAAATGATACTTCAACTCATTTAACTAAAGAAGAATTAAACAATACATTCTTTATACCATTAAAAGCTCAATATGCTGGTCCATCTATAAATGATAAATTATTTGTTCCTGCTTTCCATAAATTCTCATTATTACCTTTAATTCCTCAATTAGTTGATGGTAAAAATATGTCTGATATATTAAAAAATATGACCAGACAAAAAATTGGATATGTATTATTTAAATCAGGATCTAAAATAGGAACTCCATTAGTTAATAATAAAGCTAATAAGTTCTATACAGAATCAAATCATGGAGAACCTAATTTACAAGATTATAATATTCAACAAATTGACTATAAATTCTTAGGAATTCAAACTAAAACATCTGAGCCACATGATAAAGTAACATTTGGTACTCAGTTAAGAAAATTATTATTTAATGGAGCATTTGAAAATGGTGAAGAAAAAATACCAGGTGCAAGAGAGTTATTTAATAAATATACAGAAATTATCAAATCTCAAGTTCAAGAAGCTAAAAATAAACTTATAAAAGATTTAGGATTAGATCCAAATAATTTACAAGCTAAAGATGTAACTAAACTAGTAGATCTGTTAAAATCTGAATCTAAATCTAGAAATTTATCAGATAATATTATAGATTCTTTTCAGACTATAATAGATAAAGATGGTAACAAAACTCTTAAATATCCATTAGATTCATCTGTTAACAAAGATAAAATAGACTCTTTAATAATGTCTTTAGTTAATTCTAGACTTATTAGACAGAAAGTTAATGGAGATGCTTATATTCAAGTTCCATCTACTGGTTTTGAAGCATTAGGAGTTAGAGAGGTAGGTACTAATAGAGCTTTAAAATTCTATGAAAAGACTGATAAAGGTACTTCTAAAGCAGAAGTAATGATTCCTATGTCTAAGAATTATTATCCTTTACTTTCCAAATATGGTTCATTAGAAGCTTTAAATAAAGCTATTAAAACTAAACAAATAGATGAGAAATTATTAACCTTGATAGGATATAGAATTCCTACTCAAGGATTAAACTCTATTGATCATTTTATAATCAAAGAATTTTTACCTGAATTATCAGGATCCATTATTGTTTTACCAACTGAAATAGTAGCTAAATCAGGTGGTGACTATGATATTGATAAAATGAATATATTTAGACCAGATATTACTAAAGAAGGTAATTTAGCTGATTCTAGCCATAATAAGCTTATTAATATAGCATCTAAGATGTTATCTCATCCAGCTAATTTTAATGCTTTAATAACACCAAATTCAACTAATATTTTAACTTCAGCAGCTGAAGATTATATGTATGAATCTTATAAAGCTAAAGGTGGTAATAAATCTAAAGATGAGTATTTTAAAGGTCAATCTAAAAAGATAGATTATACAAGACAATTAATGTTAACTGAGAATGTTATTAATCAACATTCTAAATTAATGGCTGCTAAAGGTGGTATTGGTCCAGGAGCTATTAACAATGTATTTATACCATTAGCTCAATCTATAAATGCTAATATTAATAATTTAATAAACCAAGGTACTAAAACTGAAAGATCGGTAGTTATTAACTTTCCTCATAATATTACTAAAGATGGTAAATTAGATATTGCTAAGTCTATGGATGCTACCAATACTAATAATATTCAAGAAGTTAATTCTCAGATTATTAATGCCTTTGTAGATGCTGCAAATTCACCAGAATTATTACCAGCATTAAATATGAATATGGATACACTTCCTATCTATTTATATTTAAATAATATAGGAGTACCATTTGAATATTCTTTCTGGTTAATGAAACAACCTATTATTCAGGAATATATTAAAGAATCATCTATAAATGATTCTAGTTATTTAGCTGCTACTAAAGCTAAAATAGTAGCTTCTGAATTAGAAGAAAGATTAATATCTAAATATAATAAAAATATAACAGAAAATTTACCTACAAAACAATATAATTCTTCTGAAGATTTAAAAAGATTAGCACTTTATAATCCTGAAGAATCTAAAGATGCTAAACTTAATAATAGATATTATAATCAACAAGTTCAATTATTTGAAGATTTCTTGAGATATAAACAAGAAGCTCAAATGATGTCTCAAGCTATTAGATCTATTAACTATGATACTAATGGTTTACCTTCTAATTTAGAACAAACTAGATTAAAAGTAGAAGATTATAATAAAGCTAAACAAGAAGGATTTGTACAAGGATTAGATAAGATATTAAATTCTACTCCAATTGGAGCATTTGATCAAAATCAATTTGCTATAGATGCTTATTCTCAATTTTATGCTACACAATCTAAAGAAGAAATTATAGACTTTTTAGATTCAATTTATAATGAAATTAATCCTAAAAAATCAGAAGATAAAAATAGTATACTAAAATTATTAACTAATGATTTTATAAATTATGTAATTCAAAATTATGGTTACAATGATATTTCTACTCTAAAGTCTAGATTATTTAAAGGAGATAATTCAATAGCTAAACAAATAGCTAGTATTCAAGCAGATAGTAAGAATCCATTAAATAATAATCTTATTATCAATGAATTACAACCTATTATAGCTAATGAAAAAACATCAGATTTAAAAGATAATCTTAGATTATATACTAAGAGATATGATAGTTTTACAGCTAATCAATTAACTGAAGCTTTTAGAGAATTAAAAGAGTCAGATCCTAGCTTATATAAAGATATAGTAGATTTAGGTATCATTCAATCAGGATTAGCTAATTCTCCAGTAACTTATTTAGGATTAATTCCATTTGAATACTATGGAGATCTATTTAACCAATCATTTGATGAGTTTAATAAAAAAAATGGGGTGACTGAACTTAATAACTTTAAAAAGTTATTTATAGCTAACAATTCTAAAAATTCATTGATTAGAAGAACATACAAGCCTAATTTATCATTAGGAGATGGATACTATGGAAAAGACTATAATAATCAATCTATACAATATTCTAAAAGATCTAATGCTATTGTAGACAAATTAAAATCTTCTGGATATATATCACAAGATCATGGAGATTTATTTATTAAACAACATTTTTATGCTCAAGCATTAAACTTTATTAATAATTTAAGAAAAGAATATCCAAATGCTATTAATATAGAAAGAGTACAATCTAAATTAGGAGCTAAAGGTCAAGGAATATTTAGAGTAAAAGTTGATGAGCAATTAGGATTACAATTCTCTAATAATAGAGATAATAGTTTATCTGTAGAATTATTTAAACAAATAGCTGATAAATTATCTTCTAAAACAGGAGTTGATTATGAGATTATAACTAGAGATAATTTAAAAGATTTAATTCCCAAAGATAATACTTCTACAGTTGCAGGTTTTACTAAAAATGGTAAAGTATATATAGTTGAAGATAGTTTAAACTCAGAATTAGCTTTCCATGAGTTTTCTCACCTTTTTGTAGATGCTATATTTGAAAAAAATAAAGCTTTATTTTTAAAATTAAAAAGACAATTAAAAAATTCTGGAAAAGAAATAATTGATGAAGTTAAATCTAATTATAGTGAATTATTAGATGATAATGGAGAATTAACTGAAAATGGATGGAAAGAAGCTATTGTAACATCTTTAGGTAGATTAGCAAATAATCAATTAAGAGAAATTGAAGATAAAGGATTAATAGAAGCTTTAAAAGAATTATTAAAGCAAATAAGTGATTATTTAAAATCATTATTTAATGATCCTAATAAAATAATCAATGTTTCAGAATTAAATTCTAATACAACATTAGAAGAATTAGCTTCTATGTTAAATATAGAAAATAAAATTAATTTAAATGATTTTTCATCAAATGAAATAAATACTAAAAAAGGTGTAGATTTTGTGTTTGAACAAAATCCTGAGTTAGCTTCTATTGGAACTACTGAGCAATACTCTCAATATCTTGATACTATATTTCCTGATAGTAAAATGAAAAATATTGTTTATCATAATACCAATGAAAAATTTGATAAATTTGATAAAAAATTTATTGGAGTACTTGGGGATGGTAGATTTGTATTTGGAGATGGCTTTAATTTTTATAAACAAAATAGAAGGATGTCTGATTTTAAAAATCAAATATTATCTATTGTAAATGTACAAAAATCATTTAGTCCAAAAGGTGAATTGTATTCAGAAATAACAAAACAATTTTCCCCAGTTAATGAAGCTGATGTTGTTGAATATTATGAATACACCAATAAGTTTAAATCTAATAAAAAAGAAGGTACACCATTACCAAGTAAAATACTTAAGCAAAACGGATATGATAGTATAGAATCAAGTACTGATTTAGTTGTATTTGAACCAGAACAAATTCATATACTTGGCTCTAAAGCAGATATACAAGGATTTAAAAATTGGATTAACAATAATACTAAAACAGTAAGATTTGAAAGTAAACAATTTCAAAAACTTACACAAGAAGAAAAGGCTAAAACAATAGAACAGGTTACTAAAGAACATAGGTCTATCACAGCTTTAAAAGATTTATCTGCTAAATTTGCT